TAAAAACGGCAAATAACTTGATGCTATGTGTCAAGTCTGGCAGTGCTGGTTTGCGAGCTTCACCTTTCCGCTTGGGCTTCATCGCTGACAAATAACGGACACAGCTCGCAATCCAGCCCTGCACATAGCACTCGAGCGTTAGCAACAAGCGTAGACGCTTCGATCAAGTTAGCCGATTAATCTGAGCCGTTTTCTGGAATCTAATTTTTCTAGTGCTTTAATATCGCCAGTTTTAGCCATATCGAAAAGTTTCAAATCAATCACATAATCGGCCATGTCTTTACCTTTTTGAAAGAATTTATAAAAATCTGACTCTTTGTTTTTCATTTCGGTTTCAATTTCTTGTTTTGTAAATCCTAAAATACTCGCCATTTTTTCAGGCTTATATTCAAACACACCAAAATTCACAATTTGCTCAATTGTTTCTTTTTCAATTTTCATTTGTTTTTATTTAAAGTGTTAATAATCCATTCTTTATGAAAATTATAAGTTATCTCATTATCTTCAATCAAATATTGTTCGATCCTGGCATTATCGGATAAATTTCCGCTTCCCTCAAAAACGATGTATCGGTTATCTTTGGTTTTTGCTAAAAATACTTTAGCATGGTTAACTGCAAATGAAACATTTACATTTTCCTTTGTATTGGAATATGAAATCAATTCTTCGCACCATCGTTCATATTTTTTGTTTTCTCTAAAAAAAGATGATAGCAAAATGGAGCATTGAATATTTCCCTTTTCAATTATTGATTTTAGCTTGTTTACAGATAATAAATTCATTCTGTAAACTGCGATGTAAATTTCAATAAGTTCATATCTTTTAAGCAAATATTCGATTACGATTATTGCATTAAAAGACAATTCAGTCACCATCCTGTATTGCACATTCTGAGCAAGATCATCGCCAATAATATCAATGAAGTTCTTTGTTTTTTTGCAAATAATTTCATCGTATTTGACTCTTTGCAAATAGTCTGTTTTGCTTTCTTTTTTTTCAGTAAGATCGTACCAAGCCATATTTTTAGATTTTAATTGATGAATAAACGCCTAGTTGCTAACTTCGGCTATCCGGCAATAGCGGTATAGTCGGTTCTTGTAGTGTATCTGTATCTATTAATTCATTCATAATTTGACAGTTAATTGTTATTTATCCGCTACTGCGTGTAGCCTTTAATGTTATATTGCCATTTTAAGACTGCACATTGACGCGCTCAATCTTAATTGAATCGGTTTCAAAAGCTACCTTTTTTCGTGACAAATGGGTATTGACATTTTCCCTGTTTTCTTCAAATTCGGGGAACTTATCGAAAAAAGGTTTTAAACTGGAGAAGCATTGCACTTCTCCAGTTTGTTTGTCGGTGAATAAAATTACTCTCATTTTACTCTAACCCTTATTTTGTAAAGGTCATTGATCATTGAGTTCGCAAGCACTTTATCCCTGTAAATGCGAGCTTCTTTGATGTTAAAAGCTGTTGTTTCTGTTCTTTTCAATTCATTGCCTTTTTTGTCTTCAAAAATCAAAATGTAAGTTTTCATCTTTTTTAGTTTTAGCGTTTATTCCACATTTTACGATCATTCATTGCATTGATTTCGCTCATGTCAGGATTGTATTTTCCATTAACCATGTAGCTATGTCCTGTTGTTGTTTCTTCTTCTTTTTCGTCAGCGAATGGATTAACTGATTCAGTCCTTCTGATTGCGCCTACAAATACGTTAGTGTTTCTTTTTGCTGCTTTTGCTGCTTTTCTTTCTTCGTTTGTTGGATACTTTTTCATGATATTTTGTTTTTGATTGTTTGACCTGTACAAATATAACTATATTATTTGTATTTCAAACTATCTTTTTAAAATAAATACAATTATTTTAGTTTTGCTTGTAATTTGAATTGATTCTAAATAAGATGAAATAAAAACGGCAAATAACTTGATGCTATGTGTCAAGTCTGGCAGTGCTGGTTTGCGAGCTTCACCTTTCCGCTTGGGCTTCATCGCTGACAAATAACGGACACAGCTCGCAATCCAGCCCTGCACATAGCACTCGAGCGTTA